GACCCTCCCCTATGCCGGGGCGGTTAGCGTTATCCAAGAGCCCGGGTACAAAGGAAGATTTGTCGCGAATCCGTATCGGTCTTTGCAGGCCGCTGCGGTGCCGCTCTTCCGATGGACAGAGCTAGTCTGCCTGAGGATAACTGGTAATTACCAGTTCGATCAGGAGCTCGGTCGAAGAAGGGCCCAAAGTCTGCTACAGAAGAGTTCCTTTGCGCTGTCGATTGACCTCGAGGGTGCAACGGACAACTTTCCAAGGTCTCTCGTAGCCTTCACACTGCGGGAGCTCGGGGTCGACGAACGTTGGGTTCGTTTCTACCTCGAAGTGTGTGCTCTACCCTGGTGGCTTCCGAAGTCTTGGAGCCACGTATCCGGCCAAGGGGAGGTGGTATGGACGGAGGGCCAGCCTTTGGGTTGGTACCCTGTGTTTAACGCTGCTCTCTCTATAACCTTAGGCGCCCTGGTTCAAGGCGCCTGTTATCAGGTTAGAACATCTGATGACTATCGTGCCGGTGACTGTAGTGTCCAGGTCGGAGATGACCTTGTTGTCTTTGAGGAGACGGCAGGCGATCTGATCGTCGGATTACTATCGGACTTAGGGGTTCCGATAAGCAGCGGTAAAACGCTGCGTTCAGAAAGAGCATGTGAGTTCTGTAGCCGGTTAATCACTGTGGAGGGAGAATACCCTTCATATAAATGGCGTCAGCCCAGTGACGATAACTTCTTCGATATCGTACGTAGCTTCGGTCGTGAAGGCTATGTCCTCTTAACGCGACGACAGTTGGGTATCGCCAAGGTCTTAGAGACCGTTCCCGAGCCATGGGGACTCGGACTGAATCCCCATGGATTACCAATGCTCGAGAGACTGACGATCTTTATTGAGACTCTAACTGCGGTCAAAACAGAAGCTCAGCTGATTTCGGCTGGGTTGTACACTCTTAGGAGGCTTATCTCATCCTCCGTGGTGCAGATGAGCTCGTCAGATTTGCTTGCTGACGTTTCGGACCCCGACCTGGAGTTCGAATTACTCATTGCCAAAACCTGGGGCCCCGCCGTTGACAAGCGGTTGTACGGCCATTGGTTAGGGTCACTGGCCTTGCAAGTGCAAGATATGGTGACCTTATTGAGGAAACAGGAAGCTGAGAGCGGTACATATCAGCAATGGTATGTCCGTGATCAGCTCGTCAACAAGCTACGGATGTTAATCCCACCTTTCATAGTTGATGACCTTAAACCGGTCATTGACGAGTACGGGGAATTGCGAGCGTACGCGATCTGGTTCGAAAGTGTCAGATCGACAGGCAGCCTTAACCGGCTGCCGCCCAACGTTCGGATGACCTTAGTCGAGC